CTGTGCCGGTACGCAATGATTGGCTCTTGCGGCACGCGGGGCAGGACCAGACCGGTGATGGCAGACCTGTCCTTGAGTTCCACGGTGATCTCGCCGCACACATTTTCGGCGGCAAACGTGACCGTGACGCCGTCCACCTTGTCCGTGATGTCAACGCCGTTAAGGGAGAGCTGCCACATCAGGGCGTCACCTCCGGCGGATCGACGGGCGTTAGCGGCCCGTCAACGACCATGAGCACCATGGACCAGGACCAGACCTCAATGTCCGAGGACTCCTTCCAGGAGAGGGAGAGCGTCGTTTCCAAAGCGTTCTCTTCGCCGGGTAAAAATTGCACCTTCCATACCCGTAACCCGTCCGTGAAATACCACGTGCCCGTGCTCTCATATGCGGCCCGCAGCGCCGCCGCCGTAGCAGTCGAGATCCACGTCCCGCCCTCGACAGATCCGGACGCGACAATGCGTGCGTCGCTCTTAACGATGCCCATGTCCTGTACGACGTTGCCGCCGCCGGTAGGGATCACCGAGCCGCGCCGAACAAACTTGGGGGGCTGAAAGTCGGCGTCGTCAAAATCGTGGTCAAAGCGGATGACCGTCGCGGGGAGGGGGTCCCAGGTTGCGGCCCATGGTTCCAGGGTCGGTTCGATGTCGGTGCTATAGAGCGCGAAATTTCCAAACATCATGTCAACTCCCGTGCACGAGCTTGTGCTTGTTCAAAGTCCGAGTGAACGCCTTGAGCCCATCGTATTCGGCCCGCGACTGCGTGGTCATGGTCGTCTCGCTGTTTCCGGCTGCAAGGGTCACGCGGTAGGATTCTGAGACACGCCCACCCCCAGCCAAGCCCTGCATGTTCTTGATCTTGGCCAGCAGCTTGGAGAGGTCGGCCGTGGTGCGCACGCGGTTGAGCGCAGGCATGAGCCAGGGAGCAGCGCCGTAGATGACCCGAGAGGACAGGGCGTTGGTCACGTCCTCGCCTCCGGCCAGAGCTATGGGTTGCTTGCCACGAATCATGCCCATCATGTTGTCGGTCAATGAGTAGCCGGGGAGGCGGCCGCCGAAGGCATAGCCGGGAACGCGGCCACCAGTCGCTAAACCTTTTGGCCTCGGACCTTCGTCGTATTTGACCTTGATGGTGACGGTCTTGTCCTTGATTGCCTCCAGGCGGTCCTTGATTTCGGCAATGGTCTTGCTGGCCATGTCCTTTGCTGTGAGCGTCGTTTCCATCACTTCGATGTCTTTGTGCGCATCTTTAATCGACTGAATGTCGTCTTTGATCTGCTGCGCGGATGCGCTTGCGGCGTCCTGGTTGGCCTGCGCTTCGTCCTGCATGGCCTTTAGCGCATCCTGAATTCCTTGCCCCGCCGACCTGACCCCTCCCATCGCGTTACTCACTGCTTCCGCAGAACTTACGATCACAGTCTCGCCATCTTTCACTTCGCGGCCGAGTTGCGCGAACTGTCGTTGCGCCTCCTCATAGAGAGCTTTTGCTGCAGCAGCGTCGCCCTGAGCGAGGGCTTTTGATGCTTGGCTCATCGTCTCGCGAGCCTGGGCCAGTCGATCATTATAGGCATCGCCCTCGGACATGGTCGTGCGCATAAGGTCGCGGATCAGCTGCTCTGTTGTTTTCTGAGCATCCGCCCTGTCTTTCGCCAGCTCTTTGACCTGCTCGGAGTATTTCTGCTCCTCCTTGAGAGCGGCATCCAGGGCCGTTTTTGCAGACTTGAGTATGTCCTCCCATTTCTGAGCTTTCCAATCTGCAACATCTGCAGCAAGGGCCTTTGACTCCGCAGCAGCATCCCCTTCGTATTGAGCCGTATAGAGAGCGTCCATTTCCCGCAGCTTGCGGAGCGATTCCCCTGTGGCGCTGAACGCGGTAGCGCTTTCCGTGGCCGCCCCTGTCGCTTCGCGATATCCGGCGATGATTGCACTGATCGGGCCTTGACCTTCAGACAACGCTATGACCGCCTCGGCAAACGCCGGAGCGATATCGCCAGCGCCCTTGACCAGGACGGCAAGATTTTCAGACGCACGTTTTGTCGTGTCGGACCTGGCCACATAGTTTTCCATGTTGGCCTTTGCCTCGGTCCATGCTCCTGACAGCGTATTAACCGTGCCCGCAGCTCGGCCGGTTTGAGAGTCTGACTGCTCCAGCAGTATCCGGTACCTCACCAGGGCCTTTTCGACGTCGGTCAGGTCCTTCCAGAGTTTGCCCGTGGCCTCAGATGCTTCGTACTGCGCTTTGACGTAGTTCTCGTTAAGAGTCAGCCCGAGATATTCGGACGCTTCTGCCTCGCCTCTGAGCGCCGCCGTGACGCGCTCGACGGAGTCTTCAAGGGTTGTCTTCCCCGCGCCAAGGTCGGCGGCCCTGCGAACAACCTCCCTCATTTCGTCAAAGGACAGGCCGAGTCGTTTGGTCATGTCGACTGCGCGAGCAACGGCGTTGCGCAGCTCGGAGTCAGTGTAGACCTTTAGCTCTTCGCCAAGGTCGCGGATGGCCTGCTCCCAGAGATACGCCGAACCTATAGACGAAAACTCCTTGTTTGCCGCTGCCACGGACGCCTGCAAATTGTAGGTCGACGTTTCGGCCCGCAAGGTCGCGGCGGCTATCTCTCGCAAGACCGTGACGCCTGAGTTCAGGGTCAGATACCCGGCAGCAAGACCACCAACGGCACTGGAGATGCCGCCAATTATGGGGGGCAGGCCGGAACCAGCTGCGGCAACCTTGCCCATTCCAGACGCGGCTGTAGCAGATCCTTGCGCCGCAGCCTGCAAAGAGCTCTTGGTCCTGGCCGCTGATTCTTGAGCGGCACGGCCTGTTTCTTCCAGGCGCTTTTTGAGATCCGCCTGAGCTTTGGAAAGATTTGTCGTGCTGATACCAGCATCAAACAACGCCTTGCGCTGGACATTGGTTGCCAGGCGCGTTTTTTCGAATTGATCCTTGAGCGCCGCAGCCTGTTTTTTGGCCCGCTCAAAATCCGCCGCCATTTTCTTTGTCGGCGCTTCCGTAGACTTGAGTCCTTTGGCGAGATCAGAGACTTTTACAGTCGCAGCTCTCCATGCAGCCTCGGCATCTTGAGTCTGCTTTTTGAGCTTAACAAAGGAGTCGATCGTCCCGAGGGTCTTCAGGTCACGCTGAAGAGCGGTGATCTCCTGGCCGCCTTCAGTGCCGACCTTGAGCTTCCACTCGACGCTATGTTGTTTGCTGCCCATCAGACGCCTCGGTTATCAAGAGTTCAAAATACGACCACCCCAGCCGCCACGGATCGTTGATTCCTCGCAAGTGCAGCAGCGCCACTAGCTTGCGGATCGCGTCAACTCCTCCGCCTTTGCCCGGATTTTTCCGAGCAGTCGGACGAAAAAAGGATTCATCTCACCTACCTTGTCGGCAACAGTCTGCACTTCGTCCGGGTACATACTTTTAAGTTCTTCCAGCTCCAAATCGGTGCAGTAGAGTGTCAACGCCGAATCGATCGGGCCGGTCAACATGTGGTCGAGCCACAGGATGCCTTCCGGCATATCCGCTGTTCCTTCGACAATCCCGACAACCTCGGCGACCGTCAGTTCGCTGACCGACACCGCGCGTTTTCCGACCGTTAAGCTATGCGTTCTTTCCATCCATCCCCCTGGTCAGGGCGGAGTCTCCCCCGCCCTTGATCGATTATTTCATCAGCTTGACGTAGCCGTATTCCTGGCCGCTGGACTGCGTGCTGTCTTCCAGCACCGTGCCCTCAAAGGGCAGGCTCGACGCGCCGTCAGTCAGCAGGGACCAATCGCCGTTCAGCGTCCAGTCCACGGACGGGTAGTACAGCTCATAGCGCGGCCCGTCGTTGTCCTTGTCAGTGACGATCAGGACTTCCTTGTTGATGACATTGCCGCCGCTGTACTGGTAGAGGATCTCGCCGCTGTGCGCGTCGTAGCCGTAGGCCACGAACGGATTGCCGACGATATCGCCGTCCGAGCGCACGCGGAGCATGCCCTCATCGACCATCAGGTCGTAGTCGTCACCAAGGGTGTAGCGCGTCGTCTGGGTGGCAGCATCGACAACAACCAGGTCCTTGATCTTTTGCACGCTGGTCGCAGCCGCACTGGCAGCGCTGGTGCCGCCGGTGATCGTCTCGCCTGCGACAAAGTTCCCCGACACATTGACGAGTTCGAGCAGGCCCGTTTCGGTCCATGCCACAACGCCAGTCGCACTGGATGTGCCCCCGGTCACAATTTCGCCGATGTCAAACGGACCGCCGGTGATAGTGCCCACGGGAATGCGGATGATGTGCACGTCATTGTGCCCCAGGCGCACGTACGTGTCGGCGGCCACAGCCAGGCTTGCCAGGGCGCGGAAACTTGCGGCCTGGTTCGACTGCGTCGCGGCCTCTGCCAGCACGGCCATGCGCAGGTTCTCGGTGGAGAGTTCGATGGGGGTGACGCTGATCGCAACCTTGCGCTCGGTGACGCGGCTCTTGATGGTGCCACGGGCGGCGGTGCGGGAGCCGGGCAGTTCTTCCTTGGACACGGACGGACTGACGCCCAGGTTTTCAAAATGGCCCACCTCGTGCCACCCGGCGGCGGCCTTGTCCTTCCAGTACATGCGGAGGCCGCCGCCGTACTGGATGTTGATCGGGTCGGAGCCCATATACAATTCAGGCATAAATCCTCCTCGGGCTACCGGCCCAAAGGTTTACGGGTTGATGATTTCCATTCGGCCGCGATCGTGCCCCACGCCTCGTAGAAGGGGTGGAGCACGGCAGATCCGGTTTCGCCATTCGCGTCGACAATGCCGAGTTTCATCCGGTGGATGCAGTCCACGGCCTGGGAATACATGGCCAGGGCATTGAGCAGTCCTTTGCAGTATTCGCGGGACACAGACACGCTTGCGCCGTGCACAGTCGCCGTAATCGTGTCCTTTTTCTGACCGTCGTCGTCCAAGATGCCGACTGCGATTTCGACCGTGAAAGACGCCGGACCCGACACCTTGGCGTTATGGACGAACACGAACGGGTACATGCTGTCCGGGATGCCCTCGGTCGGCAGCTCCGGCTCGAAGGCAACAGTCGGGACAGTGCCGAGGTTTGCCCGGCACCAGGCCAGCCAGGTTTCATCCGAGGCCAGGGCCGTGGTTATGTCGAAAATATGCTGGTGCATCAGCCTCTCCATTTGCTGCTGGTCGCGGTGCGGGGCATGTGCTCGTATTCGTATTCCAGTTCGTGGGTCAGATACTTTTCAAGCACGCCGTCAAACTCCTCATCGATGGCGTCAACAACCAGCATGCCGCCGCCGGGCACGGGCTCATCATGGAGCAGGTAGGCAAGCGGAGCTGGTCCGTAGAGCTTGCGGATCGGGTAGGATCTGTCATTGCGGACGCGCTCGAACACGCCGACAGATCCGGCGCCGACCTTGGCGATAAACGAGCCAGGAATTTTTGAACGGCCTCGGTCTTTGCGGATGCGCACGGACACGCCAACCTTGGGCCTCTTGGCTTCGGGCGTCTTGGGCGACGGGTTGAAAGCATAGAGAGGCAGGGCTTTTTCCCCGGCGGCCATGAGGCTTCCCTCAAGGCGCTCGAAGCGGGCCTTCTTGATCGCAAACGTCGCGCGGATCTTGGCCTGCTGCGCTGCCAGGATGCGACTGATCTGCTTGGTCGAAATCGAGCGCAGTGTGACAAGGCCCTTGTTGATCGCCCTGGTCGCGGCCCGGGCCACGCGCTTCTCTCCCATGAGCTCCAGATACTTGGTCAGGCCCGAATCATTGATGGCGTCAAGCAGGGTCTGCCCGCCGACCGTGCCGGTCACGGAGTAGGTGGCCTTGCGGGCGTACCCGACCTTGACGTTGACCCAGTCGGAGAGTGCCATGCTATTTCCTTACCGGTCTGGCGTCTTGCACCAGCGTCAACTGCCACAATGCGCCCATCGCGTGAGAAGAAATCTCGTAGAATTCTAGCGGCAGGCTCGACAGCTTCCAACTTTCCGCGCCTATCTCGAACACATCACCAAACGCTGGGGCCTCGACCTCGGCTGACCGCACGCTGATTTCCATCACCATGAACGTCCGGCCCTCGCTCGTCATGCGACGCTTCGGCTTGCACCGCACCGTAACCGCCACACCCTCGCCAGCGCCGCCGGCCTTGTACGTCGCAGGCACGCCAAACTGGCGCATGAGATCGTCGGCCATGGCCTGCATGCCTTGCTGGATGCTCATCGTTTATTCCTTTGCATTTTAGCCATCTGTTCAGTCCACCGAAACAGCCACGCTCTTGCGCTGGCCATCCTTGATCCGCTCCCACACCAGCCGCTTGATTCCCGCCGCCTTGAGCAGTCGCAAAATATCTCGCTGGCCCTTGCGTGGCATCGTCCCGCAGCCGCCGGAGAGGTGGGCCGTGTCGCCGATCCGCTGCACTGTCAGGATAGCCTCGTACGGATCGCCGTACTTGCTGTGCTCGGAGCCAAGGCGGATCTGAGCCTCTGTCCAGTGCAGGGTGGCACCCATTACTTTTGGCTCTCAATGATCGCCGCCTCTGCCTGTCTCCGGAGCACAAGGCCGGGGAGTTTGCGGCCGCCGCCGAAAACCCACCGCACGATCTCGTCGCACGCTCCGTCCCAGTCCTCGGCATCGATGCGCTTTTTCAGCGTGCTGGACCTGTACCGGGTCGTCCCGAGATTGAAGCAGAAGTCGGCGATGGCCTGGTGCGTGTCCGGATACAGGGCCAGCACCGGAGAGGCCTTGAGCGCCGACAGGAAAAACCTGTGCGCGTCCAGCTCCAGCCTGGCATCGGCCTGCTCCTGGGTCCATGTCGCTCCCTTGGCTATGCCGGGGCCTGTCGCGCCCCATCCGAGCGTCCAGACGCCAGCTGGGCAGAGGTAGGCAACGAGCTTGCAGCCCTCGAAGCGGCGGATCAGGGCGAGCAGGATCTTCATCTGAGCACCGACGGCCTGCGCAAGCTGCGATCCACAAACCAAAATGATATGATGCTGGCAGCGATGGCCTTTTCCGGCTGGCCGAACACGGTCAGTAGAGCTGTCGCTACGGAAAAATCATGCTGCAGCAGGCCGTAGAACTGGACGGTCATTGCGGCGGTGTAGAGCACGATCACCCACCAGAACGTGATGATCGGCCGCATGAGCGCGTTGAGGCCGTCCACCCACCGCACCCCGGACCTTGCTCCCTGGGCCTTGGTCGCGGCGATGATGGCCTCGATTTCCTTCTGACCGAGGATGACATCGGCCTCGGCGTTGATCCGCTGGATCTCCATCTGCGCCCGCATCCGGTCGGCTTCGAGGTTCTTGTCCAGCATGGACAGCTCATGCCGGCGCTCGTCCTTGCGGTCCATCCACTTCAGGACTTCCGGCAGCAGGCGGAACGCCCCGCCGAAAAGCATTCCAAGGAGTTCGATCACTTCACACCCCCTATGCTGTTGCATTTTGCAAGCATGAGTAGCAGGCGGTCGGCTTTGTCGTCTTGGCGGCGCATCCATTCGAGGATCTCGCGCTGGTGTCCAGCGAGTCTGTCTTGACACTCACGACGGCACGTTGTGCACTCGGACGCCGTCACGGACGCCTCGCGCAATGAGGCGTTGGCTTTATTGAGTTCATCAACTTTCGCGGTCAGATCGGTAATTTTATCGTCCATTGCTTTAAGATTTCGGCCCAGACTCCACTTGAGCACTCCAGCGATGGCTCCGGCCCCAGTGAGCCCAACGCTTACTCCGATTCCAATGATCTGCGCCGTCATGTCTTCCATCCTGGCTCCTACGCGCCCGCAGCTTGTCCCGGGCTTTGGTCTTTGGCTTTCATGTCCCGGATTAGCTGGCGCACGCGGGCTACGCATTCCGGACACAGATCCATGGTCTCGATCACTCCGGCCCAACTCCACGTCGTAACTCCGCCGGTGCCGTTGCCCTGGTAGGGCAGCCCGCAGATGTCGCAGCTGTAGAGGGTAGAGTGGGTTGTCATGCGTGGCTCCTCTCGTATCTGTTCTGACACTCTGTGCACCGGGTGCATCCAGGCACCGCCTTGCGTCTCGCCTCGGGGATCTCGTCCCCGCAGTCCTCGCAGTCATGCGCCGATTCTGCCCGACCAGGCATCCTCTCGCGTTCGCGCTTTCTAAGTGCGTCTGCGAGGTGGCCCTGACTGGCCATGGATGCCTGATCCGCGAAATCAACCATGATGCTCTCCAAGGGGTTGAAGGCGACCCCGACCAGCCAGGAGGTAACTGGCCGGGGTCTATCGCAAGGGGGGTTTTGCTTATCTGTCGAGCAGCACCTTGACCGTGCCACCGCCGGCCGCCTTTGTGGCGATGGCGTAGCCCATCAGGACGTTGGGCGCGGTGCTGGTCGCGGTAGCCGCGCCGCTGCCTGCGGTGCCGCCGACCGGATCTCCATCGGCGTCCCAGTAGACCTTCGCGCCGGCTGTGATCTCAGCGGTTGCTGCGGGGACGGTCCGCTCTCCGGCGACAGCCATGGTGCCGGTGTCGTCGTTGGCGACTGCTGCCAGGCACACGCCGACGATGGACCCGACCACGACCACGTCACCGGCTTCGTAGTCTGCGCCTGCCGTGAAGCTCATGACGTTGCCGTCGGACACGGTCTGCGGGGTGTAGATGCTATCGCACCAACCGAGCAGCACGCGCACGGTTCCGACCGCTGCATCTTTTCCAGCTACGGCGATACCGATAGGAGTGTTGGTGGAGCTGGTCGCGGTAGCCGCTCCAGACCCAGCCTGGCCGCCCACGGGGTTGCCATCGGCGTCCCAGTAGACCGGTGCCCACTGCTCGATGGCCGCTGCGGCGGCGGGGATGTCCCACACGCCAGCGATGGCCAACTGACCGATGGCACCAGCTGCCACGTCGGTCATACTCACTCCGGCCAGGGTGCCGACAACGACGACCTGACCGGACACGACGTCCGCAGCGGCCGTGAAGGGGATGACTTTCCCTTCCTGCACATAATTTTTAGCCATGATCTATTCCTCATGCGGGGCGGATGGCCGCCCCGTCGTTTGTGGTGCTTACTGCGGGTTCTTGTAGCCGGTGCGCCAATCGACAGCCTTGCCAGCGACATCAACCGAAACCTTGAATTCGACGCCGTCGATGGTCCAACCCTGCTTGGTCTCGACGCGGGGGGCTTCCTGACCATTCAGGAAGAACAGCTTGACGAACTTGCCCTTGGGGCCAGCCAGGTACCAGTTGGTCGCGGATGCGTCATCGAGACGAGCGTCAACGATGGGCTTGACCACTCCGGCATAGGGGTTGACCAATTCCGGCTTGGCCTGGGTACCTTCCTTGAGGGAGGCAAAGAACTGGTCGGCCAAGGCCTTGAGCGCTACGGGTCCGAGCCAGAACGCGGGGCGGATGTTGAGCTTGCGCTTGCCGTTCGCGGTGGTCTGTTTGAGCATGGCGGCCTCGCCAGCGCCGACAGTGGCCACGGAGATGGCGCCACCGGAGCTTGCCAGGTTCTTGTGGACGGTAGTGTCAAACAGCGCGGTGCCGTCGCCCATGGCCGCGTTGGCAGTCAGGACTGCATAGGCAACGTCACCGACCAGGGCGGCGGAAGCCTCGCCCATATCCATGGGCATATCGGTGAACACGCCCATGTCGTCGTTGATGATGGCCTGGCGGGAGATGGCAAACAGGGCGCCGTAGGTGCCGAGCGCGTACTGCTCGCGGGCATCATCGAGCTGACCATGCTTGTACTCGCCACCCTCGACGATCTGCACGAGACCGGAAGCTCCGGAGGGGCGCACGATGGAGTGCGTCTTGAAGTCGGTTGCGATGCCGACGCCGCACCATTCGCGCCAGGTCTCGTTCGCGCCCTCGTAGCCTTCGGCCACGGACTTGTGGGCGGTGTTTTCGAGGATGTACGGGAAATCGCTGGAGGTGAACGCACGGCCGATCATGGCCATGGGGTCGTACCCGGCGCGGATACCGGCGCGAATCAGGCACTCGCGGGCCAGTTCACGCAGTGTCATGCCGGTGAACTCGTTGGCCTTGCCGCCCTTGAGGGCGCGGAACTGCAGGCCTTCGACGGCAGCGGCGCGGAACTTGTCCTGCTCCAGTTCGCCCGCTTCGATACGGAACAAAGGAGCAGGTGCGCTCTGCTTGGCGGACATGTGATCCAACACGACGCCGTTGAACGCAGCCACGGACAGGCCGTCGGCAACGGCCTTTACGGCCAGATCCATGCAGTCGAACTTTTTGCCCATGGCCATCAGTTCGGCGGCGCGGGAGCGTTCGGCGGCTTCCACGTCGGAACGGATCTTTCCTTCGTCAACAGTCGGCGCAATCGGCGCCGGGGTGGGAGTGGCCACAGGGCTGCGGCCCTCGTCTTTGGGTTCCATGGTAGGTTCCTCTTTCGGGTTAAGGTTCGCCGCAGCTCTCGCCTTGGCCAGCTTGTCCGCCCCGATGGGGCAGATAGAAAGTTCCTTGATTTCAAATTTTGTGGAGAGCTTGACCGGGCCATCGTAGGTCTTGCCGCCAATGGCGTAGCGCTCGCCGTCAGGGACCCAGATCGATTCCTGCACGGAGTAGCCGATGGAAAAGTCGGTCAGGTGGCCCTCGCGCACCTTGGTCAGGGCGCTGTCTGCCTCGGGCACGCTGGAAAAGTGGACGGTGCCGACCAGTCCTTCGCCGTCGCGGCGGATGTCGCGCACGGAGCCGAGCACCTGCTCGACGCCGGAGCGGTCATGCGAGTTGAGGAGCGGCAGCTGCTTGGCGTAGGACGCGCCGTCCAGGATCAGAATCTCGTCCACGATCTCCCAACGCTCCCAGTCCACGACCTTGGCCGGGGCCTCGGTGGTCATGACCGCGTCGACGGTGCGGGCGGACTCGTCGAGCGTTGCCGGGCCGGATGGGGCAACGGCCATTTTGCGGGTGGTCAAATTATTCATCTTCATCTCCGATGATTGTGGCCGGGTTGCTGGCCGTGGCGGTCGATACATCCAGGGGTGTGAGATTCCGCGCGTCCTGCATCTCCCGAGCCTTGGCGATCTCGTCGAGAACCTCTTCGTAGTCGCGGCCACGAGCTGCGCAGATCTCCTGCGGAGAGCGCAAGAGTCCGTCCATCTGGTCGCGGTCGGCCTTGGATTCTTTCAGCGGATCGACAGGAGCCAGGCCTGGAGCGATCCAGGAGCCCTCGTGGTAGAGGTGCGGCCTCTGGTGATAGTCAGGGATCTTGATCTGCCCAGAGAGCACGGCGGCCTCGATGACTTCGCGCAGGACGGGCTGGTTCAGGTGCCGGACCTGCCGGGACTGCTTGGGGCGCAAGATGATGTTTAGATCATTCCTGGCCAAGCGGGAGCTGGAATAGTTGGACTGGCTATAGTCGCCGGACAGGGTGTCGTACGGTACTCCGGTTGAGATGGAGAGCATGCGCAGGATGAACCGCACAAAGGGTTCCCAGCCGTTGCCGGGGCGCGGGTTGTTTGCCAGTGTGATCTCTTCGCCAGGGCGCAGGTACTCGACGATGGCGTTTTCCATGTCGTCGATCTTCTTGCCGTCCTCGGTCGAGAGGCCCCGCGCATCCTGGAAGCCAGCAGCGTCGGCGGTCTTGACGAACGCGAGGTACTTTGCGGCGGTCTTGGCCGCGTCGATCTCGGTGTCCATGTATTCGGCCAAGTCGTTGGCCAGCAGCACTCCGGCCGTGAACGGCGAGATGCCGCGAAGCTGGCCGGGGCGCAGGCAGTGGAAGCCGTGCAGGACGCGGGAAGCGTCGATGCGCAGGATGCTGCGGTTATATTCGCCGGAGTCGATGTGGTAGGCGATGACGCGCCCGGTGATTGGGTCAAACTCGACGCCCTGGTCGATGCGATGCTCGGGCGCGACCCGGACGCTTTCCCCGGTCAGGCGGTCAGGCTCGACGGCCTGGAGCTGGTAGGGGATGCGCTCCGATGTGGGCCGATGCTTGACAAAGATGTATTCGCCGCACTCGCAGAGCTGGCGCTGGGCAAGCTGCTGCATCTCGACCCAGTGCAGTTTGCCGGAGATATCTGCCTGCTCGCCCCATGCGCGAAAAACTGCCTCAAGTTCTGAGGACATTGTCGCGTGCTTTGACTGCCAGCGGATACCCTCGGGGCCGACGACCAGGTCCTCGAGAATCTGGACGGCCCGTCCAAACGGGGCGAAGTCGCGCACGAGCTGCCGGATGCGAGCGCGGACATAAAGGGAGCTGGTCCGGATCTCGTCGTTGACCGTGGCGCCGGAAGCTGGACGCCAGCCATACTGCGTGCGGCTCTCCTTGGCTGCGGCATATTGACGCTGGCCAGAGTAGAGGGCGCGGGCGGTTGCGCGGCGTAGGGCTTTTTCGGGAGAGAAAACGGAGATGATGGAATCGAGGGTGCGGCCGACCATCAGAAGCGCCCCCGGGGTCTTGCGTAGGTGCGGCCCATCGGCACAGAGGGCGCGGCCTCCTGGGCGGCCTTGGCGGAAACAAAGCCATAAAACTTTTGCCAGTCGTCAAACGTGCGGAACGTGCGGACTGTGCCGTCAACGGTGTAGGACGCGGTCAGGAACTGGCCGTCGGCCAGATCCTGTTCCATCTGCGTCTTGAGTGCGGCCCATGTCGTGAATGGCAATTAAGGCTCCCGTGCTAGGGTCAAGTCTGGTGCAATCTTGTAGACTTGGACGTAGCACGGGTTTTTTGCCAAATTGTTTTTTAAGGGAATTTACGGACATTTGAGGCTTATTTAAGGGCAAACAGGTAAACATTAAGGCTTGACAGGGGAGTTTTTAGTTAAAAACTCCCAGAGGTCAGGACAAAAAAAAGCCCGCGTTGGGGCGGGCCTTTGTGGGGTTGGCTGGATCAGTTCATGAGCCGTGTGTCGCAATAGCTGACTGTCCCTCCGCGCACGCGGCGCAGGAGTTGTCCGGCGCGGCGACCGAACCAGGCCATGGTCGGCGGATGCTCTATGCCGCGAGACGTGCACCAGTCCGCAAAGAACCGATACAGGACCGTGGCGTTGACCTTTTCGCCGTCCACCCGCTCGCAGCACTCGGCAATGAACTGCTCGACCAAGGCAGTGTCGCCTTTTTCCTTGCCCTCTTCGGCATGCTTGCCGACAACCGCCTCGCACATGGACACATAGCGGGCCAGCACGGAAAGCTCGTCGGCGCATCCCTCGGACTTGCAGACCTGCAGGGCGATGCCGAGCATGGCCACGCGCTGAGAGGTGCGCATGGGCACGCGGCTGGCCTTGTCCTTGATGGCGTCCAGGCGGGCGTCGTTCGCGACGGGGTCAAAGGAATCGTCCGGGACTTGATACATCCCCGTCTTGCGGATGGCCGGAAGCACCTCGGAAGTGACCCACTTGCGGAAGGTCTTGGCCGCTGGCTTGCGACTTTTGAAGATCAGGGCGTACAAACCGGACTCGGAAACGATGAGCATCTCCTGTTCGCCGCCAAGGGGGGTAGCTATTACCGACCCCCCTCTCTCGTCTTCGTCCAACCTGGAAACCGCGTCTTTGTGGTTTACGATCCCAAGAACCCGGCAAACGTCCTTGGCCACAAACCAGGGTTCGCCTTTTTCGTCCTTGCGCACGCGCACCAGCTCATCCTGAAACACATAGGGGGTGATGTCAGTTTCCATTGCGACCTCCTTCTTCCTGGCGCAGCATATCCGCCGGGACGTCCACCCAGACGTGCTGCTCCGCGATTTTTCGGATCAGGTATTCCATTTCCATCTCCACGCGCATGAGGACGTGATTGGACAGCCCCCGCTGGTGGGACGCCGGCGTGTTGGTCAATAGCTCATAGGCGGAGCGGACCATGCGCAGGTTCTCGGAAAGCATGCTGGATGCGGACCGTTTGAGCACGGCCCCTTATTGCAGGCGCGGCGGCTTGGTCTGGGATGGTGATTTTCTGACTGGCTGTCTGGACGGAAAAGGCGTGATGGTTGCGGGCATGGAGTACTCCTGTAGAACTTTTGAAGGTTCGTCGGCATCTCCCAAAATGGAAAATGCCGGGTGTTCAAAACGGCTACAGGAACCGCTGGTCGCCTTTAGGCTTGCGCCCTGGACATTGCGACCACACCCGGCAAAATATTTGCGCTTCGCCCGCTGGATTTCGGGCATAAAAAAAGGCCAATTCTGTCGGGTGGCGTGTCCGCCTGTAAGGTGTTTTGAAGCACCACCGACAAGCAAGCATATTTTTAGAAAGGAGTCAAGGCGCGGGGCTACGCGGACTCCCACCTCTTGATCCGCCACTCGTCAATCTTCACCGTGAAACTCTCCCATACCCCGTCGATCTTCTTGGCCGGAAAGTCTTGATCCCTGATCCACGCCATGACTGTCGCCTCGGAGCGGTTCACATATAGGCAAATTTCCCTGACTCCAGCCAGTGGCCGCCCAAGGCCTACCACCTCTGCCTGCGCTCCGGCTGGGGCCTTGGCTTGGCCTGGCCGGGCTGCTCCTGCCTTTTTGGGAGATGCAGACGCGCGATCATTGCTGCCGCCATTGCCAGCACGCTGCAGTCCCACAAATGATTCGGTTTGTGCTCTGGACATATCCATCCTCCTGTTTTTTGATCGACATATTCGGAAATGTAGTGCCGGGCGTGGCTCGGTGACAGGTCTCGCGAGAACCCGAAAGAACCGGGATCTGCGAGACTGATCTGGAGCTTGCCCGCCAGCTTGTCCTTGAAAAAATTGACGTGCACGCGCTGCAGGGTCAGCCCGCCGGGGATCGCCTTCTTGCTGCCGGGCATGGTGTCGATGCGAGTTTCCTCGAAGGGCCGCGTCATGCGGGCCTCGCCTTTGCTGGGGCGGATGATGCGCCGCGTCCTGCACCAGTCGTACACCTCTGCGGTGCGGTGCCCCATGGCGTCGATCAGCCCGGCCACGAGCGGGGCCTCTTCGCCGCTGGCCTTGCAATAGGCGGTCTTGAGCAGGACCTCGTCCAGGGCGTCCATGCTCTCGACAAAGCCCCGGCGCACGCCGTGGCTGCGCATGTCCGGCCCGATCTCCCAGGCGCGGACCTCGAACCAGAAGCCGTTGTCCTGCGTGTCGGCTCCGACCGTCAGCACGTCGGCCCAGGCCGGGACCACTCCCTCGTCGAGCTCGTCGCGCAGGGCCGTGATCGAATCCTCTTCGCGCTCTTTGCGGATCTCGCGCCACGGGACGGCCTCGTAGGCGTTTGAAAAGTCGCGCAGCTTCATGGGGTCGCGCTGGCCGTCGAGGAACGCGGCGGCGCACTCGGAGATCGAAACGAACGGCGACACCCAGGCCGGGAGATGAAAGGCGATCTTTTTTGGCTGGAGCTTGTCGAGAGCCTGGAACAGGCGCATGCCTGCCACCTCTCCGGCTGCCGCGTCGAGATCGGCAAAAAGGGGATGCCCGCCGGATGATGCCCGCCACTCGCCACGCCTGACCGCGTCGTCTCGCTCCTCGTCGGACCATGGCCGGGCGCAGTGCCGACACTCGTACCAGGCGAGGCCATAGGCGCGGACTTCCTCTGGCTCTGCCTTGTGACCGCCGTCCCACTTGATGCTGGAAAAGAGCATGGTCTGGAGCTCCCCGCAGTGGGGGCACCGTGCCCAGTAATGGAACACGACCTGCGCAGTCCGCAGGGAAGTCCAGATTTGCCCGCGCTCAGTCGTCGGCGTGGACAGTTCGATCATCTTGCGGCTGTGCGCGTAGGTCGTCGTGCGCTTGCGGCCCAGGCTGATCGGGTCGGCTTCGCCCTTGAGCTCCGTCGGATACTTGTCCGTTTCGTCAAAAATGACATATTTGCAGGGCTTGTTTGCAAGTTGGCTGGCAGACTGGGCGCTGGCCAGATAGATGACCATGTGCTGCAGCTTGATGCGCCGTGTCGAGACATCATCATCGGCGCCGGTCATGTACGAGGACAGGCGGGGCGAGGCGGTCAACATCGGCTGGATGCGGTCTTTCGAGTTGAGGCTGGCCGTGTGGTCGTCCGGGTAGATGTAGAGGACTTCGCCCGGGTCCATGTCGATGCGCGATCCCACGAAGTTGTGCACGGCCTCGCTGCCCCCGCTCTGGGGAGGCTTGCAGAAAACGACGGTCTCGACGCTCGGATGGTCGATGGCGTCCATGATGCCTACCAGGTAGTGGGCGGTCGAGTTGCGCCACGGGCCTGGCCGGGAAGACTGCGACAGGACGCGGTAGCGCTCGGACCACTCCGACACCGGGCGGCGCTTGGGCTTACGGAGGCGCAGGCGCTCGGCACCCATGCGGTAGACGTGCGTCTGCCCGACGATGGTGGCGGGGTAGTCACAGGGCCACCAGGCGGGGCGGCATGTGATCTGGCGAGATGTCATCTACCCTTTGCGCCCCATTAAGAACGCGCCCAAAAAGAGCAGCGATGCAGAGATGGCCCACCCATGCCAGTACGCGACAAGAGACTGCCCCTCGGTGAGGTCGATAGAAAGAACGCGCAAGGTCACGACCCCAATGACACCGGCAAGCATCGCCGTGTATCCGATCAGCTTTTCCATTCCGCACCTCCAAGGCTTTCAAACTGCACTCGATATTCCTCGATCTCGGCAGCGTGCCGGAGCCCACCGTCCACGGCGTCCATGAGCTGGCGAGTCAGCACGGCACGGCGCTGCGTATTGCCCTCGACCAGCGCGATCATCTTCCCGGCCTGCGTGCGCAGGGCGGTCTTGAGCTCGTTCTCGACCACGGCCGCGAAGCTGGCCAAGGTGATGGCGAGATCAGCAGCGGGGACCAGGTTGCCC